ATTTGATATATCACTGAAAAGAGTTCTCCAAACCCCGAAGTGCCTTCGAGTGCTTGAACTCCAGCAGCACCAAACTGATCTCTAAATCTTTCAAACTCAGGACCAAATTCTTGCATTCTTCTTGCAAATTCTTCTTGACTGACTTCTCCTCGAGCATTAGCTTCAGCAAGTTGTGCAAACCCTGGAAAAGTTGATGCAATTACTTCACCTAAAGGAGTTTGTGCAACACCGTCTGAAAGATCTTTAAACGCATTGTCAAACCCAGGAAGCGTTTCGGATACTAAAGCTAAGTTAGTGTCGAATCGCTTAAGAGCGTCACCTTGTAATCTAGATCTCATTGCAGCAACATTAGCTTCAGCTGCATTTTGCGCAAGAGTTTCTTGAATCTGTTCTCTCTGTTTTCCAGTAAGCTTTGCTAATGCATCAACTTGTGTTAAGTAGTTTGATGTACCTTCAATAAGCTGTCGATCGTTCATACCTTGGAGTCTGCCGCTACGAGCCTGTAATCTAGAATAACTTAGCATACCTTCGTTAACTTCGTTCATTGTAAAACCAAGATTAAACAACTGTGTACCAAGTTCGCCATTTCTTAGATCTCTGTTTAATCTAAAAAACTCTTTTGCACCACTAGCAACAGTACCGCCAAAGTTCTGCATTAGTGTAGAGTTTTCTGTTATTATTGATCTAAATTCATCAAATGGAACTTGTGCATTAACACTAGCTTCGAGCATATCTCTAATACTGTTATTAAAGCCAGCACCATAAGAACTAAACTCTCTCAAGTTGTCAACTGACGAATCTAGAAATCCAGTTAGATTAGATAACAATCCTCCAGCAAAAGGAAGATGTCTAGTAAAATCACTTAAACGATTTCCACCAATTAGAAACTCTTTTGTAAGTCCTTGCGTAGAACTAATAAGTGCATCAAAACTGTCTTGAACTCCTCTATTCAGTGTATCTTTAAACTTTTTTAAAGCGTTAGATGATTTTTCAACTTCTTTGGTATTTTCTTCAAGTGCATCTTCAAAGTTGTTTAAAAATCTATTGCTGTTTTGAAGATTTTTATTAAACAGTCGTTGAGTTCGTGCTGCCTGACTTTGAGGATCCATTCCAGTTTTTTTTGCAAGATCTTGCATTGCTGCTACTAACTTTATAAGAGTTACTTCGCTCGCAACGCCGCCATCGCCGCCTACATTGGAAATTCTAGTTTCATCTGCCATTACAACACACCTTGATTATATACGTATATAAATATTCTAGATATATATCTATGTATATATTTAGCAGGAGCACTTTATGTCAGATAATCATATGCCTTCACACAATCCTTTAAAAAAGTATTTTAGGCAACCTAAAATTTATATTTCTTTGCCCAGTCGAGGAAAGTTTTATCCGGACGGGTCGATCGAAATGACTGAAAACGGAGAACTTCCAGTGTACTCCATGACTGCAAAAGATGAAATGATTATAAAAACTCCCGATGCGTTATTAAACGGATCAAGCACTGTAGAAGTCATACAAAGTTGTATTCCAAATATCAAAAATGCTTGGATGATTCCAAGCATAGATGTTGATGCTATTCTGATAGCTATTAGGATAGCAACTTATGGAGAATCGATGGATTTAGATGTTAAAACTCCTGTGACCGGAGACGAAAAGTCTTTTTCTGTTGACTTGAGAGGTTTGTTAGATAGACTGATTTTTAGCAGTTTCGATGACACAGTTATAGTCAACGACATGACTATAAAGATTAGACCCCTTACATACAAAGAGTTCACTGAATCTTCGTTAAAAACATTCGAAGAACAGAGACTTTTTAAAACTATCAACGATAACTCCATTCCTGACAATGAAAAACTTGCAGCATTTAGTCAGAGTTTTAGAAAGTTAACTGATCTAACTGTCGGAACTATGGAAAAATCTATAGTTAGTATTACTTTTGACGGAGAAACTGTTTCAAACTTTGATCATATAAAAGAATTTATTGATAATGCAGACAAACATATTTTTAAATCGATAATTGATCATATAGACAGTCAACGAAATAACTTTAAAATTAAACCGTTTGTAGTTGATGCAACACCCGACGAAGTTGAAAAAGGTGTTCCGGAAACATATGAAGTTCCAATAACATTTGATTCTTCAAATTTTTTCGGATGAGGATCTTAACTTGGACTATTGATGAAATACTAGATGAAGTTAAGATCCTTGAAAATCAAATAAAAAATTATAAATCAGATTTAGCAAAGATATGTTGGTATATGAGAGGCAGTATTTCTTTTGAAGAAGCACATTATCTCTCGTATGAAGAAAGAGAAGTTATCGGAAATATCATAAAAGAAAATCTTGAAACAACAAAGAAATCAGGATTGCCATTCTTTTAGTTATTTGGTTACAGAATATCCAGCTGCCTTTAGTGCATCGATCATTTTTTGTAAGTCTTGATCGTCGTTTCCACTTCTTTGAGATTTAAACTCAGGCGTTTTCGGAGACTTTTTAAATAACTTATCCTTTGCTTTTACTTTTAGAATCTTATCAATTCTAGACTTGTTCATTGGAAGATCGGTATCAATATCAGACGAGTCAAGACCTTTGGTATTTAGAAACTCGATGATATCTGCTGTGTCAGCTTTGCTTATCTTTTTTCCTTTTACTCCTAAGAACTGAGCCAGATCTTGATATAATGCAACAGTCACCTGTTTGAGTTTTTCTTTTCCTTCTTTTCTTCCTCTTCTAACAGCTCTTGATTTCTTTGTTAATCCAAACTCATTAATCTGACTTTCTATTATCACATCATTGATTTTCATAATCAATCTCCTAATTTATTTTTATTTATCGTAATAGTATCTACTTCGTAGATACTTGTTTTCGCTATCGCTCAAACAGTTTTCTTATTTCTTTAATGAGCTGAATGAAATGAAGTAATAATATTTCATGTAGATTGTTCTGGTCAGACGGAACCTGTTACGGTCCCGTCGTCTAAAAGGAAATACTTCATGTGAGTCTTACCCGGCCTAGACATTGGAAGCAGGTATTTTGTTTATACACCGACTCCAGGGACTCTGACCTTTTCCCTACCTGCGTCGACATCCAGAGTTGTTATTCGAATATGCTACCGCAATAACATATACGGAAGACAACTCTGTACCCGTGTCCTCGTTCCAGTGATCACGGTGTTTAGGAGTTCTGTGGTGTTTCTGAACGACAGCCTTCGTTCTACTTTAACCAGCCAGGGTTCGCAGCTTGATCTCAGTGTTGCGTGTCCGGCTACAGTTCACCGGCTTTTTCACAGTGGAAATATGTCTGGCCCACCAACCTTATGTGCTGTTTTTGTGTCTTTGAAGATTTTCTATTAATGCCTTGGAACCGCCTACACGAACATTTATTATGCCATTGTAGTAATCATCAGTTTCTAATACACGCCTGTCAAACTGTTCTTTTGCTTCTAGATATGATAGTTCTGCCTTTGATGAGCACCAGTATAATATTTCTCTAGTGAACTTGTCTTTGCCTAATAGTTCAACATCTGCTTGTAGTTTTTCTGATGAACCCCAGTAGTCACGCCAATCTGATTCAACTGTGTAACGTCTACGGTTCTTTTTGCCTTTGAGTGGGGGTTTCGACTTACGAAACTGTGCCAACTTTTTGCCTATATATTTTTTGCCTGTTACAGTATTTGTTATGAGATATACAAAGCCTATGTAGCCTTCTGGTATTTCTGTAACTTCGGCACCTTCGTAAGTCCATTGCATGAACTTACTTACCGAAGTTATTCTTTATGATTAGCCTTTCTGAGAGATGGATTGCCTGCTTGATATTCTTTTCTTAACTCGTCGTTTCGTTCTTTTGCAAGAGCCCTTATTCGCCTAGTTTGTTTTTGTACTTCATAATAGGCGCGAACGGATTTTTTCCGTTCCCACCAATCGTTTGCTTTAAAATAATCTAAGTATGCCTGTACTAATTGATCGTGTATTGGATCTTCTTCACTCATTCTGTTACTTCTAAATCATTTGCGTAGCTGGTAAAGCCTCGTTCTTTGACAACTTTAAGAACATTGTTGACTCTACCAAGCAGTTCGTCTTTGTGCGAGATAAGGAAAATGTTTTTATCACGCTCTCTTGACATCTTTTTAAGCACAGCAAGAGCATTTTCAACACCTGCTGCGTCCATGCCCGAGTCAATAAGTTCGTCAATAAACAATAAGTTAACAGATTGATACAAACTTTCCCAAACATCACGGAACGCAAAGCTTAATCCAAGTATAAGTCTGTTTCTTTCACCTCTACTCAAGTTATCGAAATCTAAATCCTGTCCTAGCTGTGTAATTTCGACAGAAAGATCGTTTTGAAAACAAACTTGATGTGGTAAACCTAGACGATCAAGATAATAAGTAAGTCTATTGTTTAGATATGCTAGATTTTGATCAATAATCTTCTTTCTAATAAACGAATCTTTGTTAGTTAACAGCTTTAACAGGAAGTCTTGGTGGTCTTTAAACTCAGTTAATGCGTTTACAGTGTCCCAAGATATGTCCTGTAGTGCAGTTTCCTTTAGATTTTCTATTTGTTCTTCATAAGGATCAGTTTCATTCTGTTTATTTTCAAGAGTAGACTTTAATCCTTCAACATTGTTACGATGTTCGTATGCTTCTTTCATAGATTCGTAAAAAGTATCGGGTCTACCGTTGATATCTCCAATCTCTTCCAGCTGTTTCATTACTTTTTTGAGTTTTTCAGAAACTTCTGTTTGATATTCGATAGCTTCTTCAGCTTCGCGAGTCTTTTTAGCAACTATTTCTGCTTTTTTATCCTCGTGTAGCTGTTGTCCACAGGCATAACACACTGCATCGTCTAGTTCTTCAATATCTTTCTTTACTTTTTCAACAGATTTGTCTGCACGAAGCAATGCTGTTTCTAGAGTAGAGCGTTCTTTGTTAAGAGCAGAGACCGTGTTGCTTAGTTCTGTCCAATTTTGTAGACGTTCGTGTGCTTCTAGTTCGCTATCAATGTCCAATTCTTCTAATTGAGCAATGCCCTGTACCAGTTTTTCGCAATCGGAGCGATGTTTGGCTTGCCAAACACGTTGATTCCTTAACAAACTGTCGATAGTTGTTTGAATCTTTTCATTTGACGACTGGATAGCGTTGATTTTGATAGTTTCTTCGGTAATAGCATCCTTTGTTGCTCTAATCTGTTCTTTTAGAGAATCTGCCTTTTCAGTTAAGATAGTAATACCTAACAGTTGTTCAATAATAGCACGTTGATCGTTAGCTCTCATTGACAAAAACGGTTCAGAATAGGTATTTAGAGCAACAACGTGCTTAAACATATCATGACTCATACCTAAAAGGTCGTTTAGGGTTTCTTGCGTCTTGCGACTATCGCCTTGTGATTCATCTGTAAGTTGTTGTTCTTCGTTATTAACAAAAAATTTCAGTATATTAGGAGATCTACCACGTTCGATACGATATTCAACATTGTTTTTTTCAAAAGTCAGTGTAACCAACATGCCTTTGGAGTTGGTTTTGTTAATAAGATTGTTTCTTTTGATATTTGTGAGTGCTGTACCATACAATGCGTATGAAAGGGCATTGATAATAGTGGTTTTACCAGTACCATTTCGTGATCCTGAGTCATCCCCACCTTGATCTAGGTTCTCGCCTAACACAAGAGTTAGATTTTCTTTACTAAAATCAACTGCTTGGGTTTGATTACCTACACTCATGAAGTTTTTAACGGTTAAATTTTGAAGTTTTATCATTATAAGCTACTGTATATGTCCAAAAGGGTTTTTTTATTGTAATTTTCAGTATCAATCTGAGTAATTTCTTTAGAAACAATGGTATCTACACTTTCAAACTGTGTAATATCTAGCTCTGAAGTAATTTCTTCGGTTTGCCTTTGAGAAATTAGTGTAATTTCTCTACAATTATACTGATTAATAAATGTATCTTTTACATAACTTGCTTCCTCGTACGAAACTGGAAGATCTATAGTTACTCTTAGATGCATTTTAGGTTTTACAATGCTGTCTGGATTATCTAATAGGTCTTTTAACCCAATCGTTATGTATCTAGGGCAGTCTTCCCAGTTAAGGAACACAGGTTCTTGATCATTTTCACGATCAATAATCATCATACCACGATCATCGTCCCAAGCATCGGCATAGTTGTGCGGAAATGCGTTACCAATGTAATAAATGTTTTCTTGATTTTGCCTTTTATGGAAGTGTCCTGAGAAAACATAGTCAGGATTTTCGATATTGTCTGCCTTTAGTTCACCGTGGTCGGGCATACGAACCATTGCGTTCATTAAAAATGTTGGAAATTCAAAATGTCCAAACATATATTTGCATTGTAGCTTGCTAACACGCTTCCATTCTTCTTCTACAAGCCAAGGAACCAGTGCTACATCTTCGATTACAGTAATTTCGTCAACTACAGTAACACCTGGAATAAACTTTGCAAACTCTGTTGACTTTACATCACGCTTATCTTTGTAATATAAGTCGTGATTGCCTGCAAACATGTAAAAGTTTTCAAAAGCAGCACCTAGTTTCTCTAGCAAGCGTATACCTGTGTCAAGAGTAGTTAGATTTATGCTGCTTCTGTTGTGATTCCAGTCTCCGCAGAATATTCCTGTTTCGCAACCGTGTGCTTTTGCTTGTTCAATGTACCAATCTACAAAATCTTCGCAGTCTTGGTTATGTACTTTGGAATTACTTTTCATTCCAAGGTGTAAATCGGTGAATACCGCAGCCTTTTTAAACACTCAAACCTCCATTTGTGTTAAGTGTATGATATTAAACAGTTTTTGTCAACACTATTTGTAGTCTCTGTTGTAGTTTTTTACAGCAGCATCCCATTCACCGTTGCTTTGTCTAGTATAACTAGGATTCAAATCGTTTATTTCTAAAATATCGTCTCTAATATTTTGATTTCTTTTTTCTAGATTAATAACTCTTACAAAACTGTTTGTAACAGCAGCAGTATAATATGCAAATGGGTTATTAGACTTTGACTCGTCGAATTGTAGTCCTATCTGTGATAGCTGAAGGATTGCTTGCCCCTTCATTTCGTCATTGTAGGTATAACCGCGAACATTTCCTCTTGTAGCATAACGATCTACCAGTTTCATCCACATCATTGCAAGATTATCAGTTGCTCTACCATGATCTTTTGAAAAATGTCCATTTTCCATTCCACCAACCCAGTGACTTTTTCCTATACAGATTAAATCACCGTCGTTGTTAAACTTCCAATGTTGAAAAGGAGGAAAATTCAGTTTTGTTTTATGATCTGCTACAGTTTTTGGGTTCTTTTTTCTACCAGGCTCGTCTGGAATATGATCAAATGTCATAACTCGAAAAATTAATTCTTCTTTGGTAATGGTTTTGTAGTCAACTTCGCAATCTGCTTGCTTGACTCGTTCACCGTTCATCTTTCTAGTTTCATAATCTTCACTAGACAGACGTTTTGCTTTGTTTCTTTTAGCTTCTGCAATAGTTCTGATGTTGATTTTGTCAACACTGTCTAAAATTATATCAAATTGATGATATTCTGTCGAAGTATAACTGTTATAGGTATTTTTAGATTTGTGTATTTCTTTTAATATATCTTTATTGTTAAGATAATTCTTTTTCCTCAAAGGATTCTCCTA